TCTTCCATGTCATGATGAGCTTCCATATCGTGGTAACATTCGTTTACTGCTTCAGAAATCATCTTTTTTAGTTCTTTTATTGTAATTTGCATTTTATATCCTATTATTCTAAATTATTTTCAGATTGTTCCTGGATTTGTAATTACGAAATCTACAGAAAGGAATTCTAGTGTACGTGTTGGTTGAATGTAAATCTTACCACGGATTGTCTTGTTCTCGAAATCTGCTTGCGTTGTTGTGCTTGTATCAATCTTAACAAGATAACGATCAACGCCGTTTTGATCTTGAACTCTTTTAAGAATTGGAGTAACAAGACTTGAGAATCTTGCTAAGGTTTCAGCTTTACCTTGTTCGAATATTATTCTGTTTGCAATTCTCTTAACTTGACGACGAAGGTCTATTAGAAGTCTTCTAACGTTTACTCTTTCAAGTGCAGATTGTGAATTTAGAACAGTCTTTTGACCCCAAACAACTACTCCATCACTACCTGGGAAAGATGTAAGTGGATTAATTCTTTCTGAATATAGATCATCTAGATTTTCTCTTGTAAGCATCAAAGATGATTGATTTGTGGTATCAAGCGCACCTCTTGTAAAACCTGCTGGTGCAAACCATGGATAACTTACTGAGTCATTCTTGCCGAATGCGCCAAGTACTACAACAGTTGGAGGAACTTGACGAACTACATCGTTATATTCATCTCTCATTACTACATCTGGGAAATATGCAGCTCCGAAAGAAGAATTTAATCCTCTATCTCTGAAAGCATTTGCTGTGTATCTTACAGAAACATCTTGTAAACTTGAAGTAACAAGAGTTCCATTTACATCATATTCTTGTAGATCCATTAACAATAGAGAATCAAATCTAGATTCAACTACTTGCAATGCCCTGTCTGTGATAATTGGATGACGCAATCCAGGAAGAGTTAAGAGTTGAATATCAACTTCTGTTGCATCAGAAATGATATCAAGAGTCTTGTTATATGCAGATACCGTTGGTCCATTTGTTGTTCCACGATCTGCTTTAGACATTTCTTCAACTATGGCTTGATTTGTTAATTCATTTGTATCTTCATTGAAGATTCTTACGCCATCAAATCCACCTTGTAAATTAACTGTAAATTTACCTAGTAATCTTACAGTTGTATCCGTTAAATCAGTAACTTGAAGTGCTCTTGTGAAGTTCACAACATCTGGTGCAACGTTTCCAGGACGAACATAACTCCAGCTTATTAATTGGGTCGTATCTGCAAGATTACTAGAAGAAACATATTTGATTTTAATATTTTCTAGTGAGAAAGCATTGTTGTTAAAACGATCTGCATCAAGGATTCCATTAGTAGTTGTATCTGCTGTTCCTTGATTATCTTCAACAACAATGTTTACATATTCAGTTTGGAAATTTGGATAATATGCGGTGAATCCTTTGATTGTTGGATCAAAAACACTGCTTTTATTTAATTCTGTAGCAGAAGTTCTTTGTTCAAATTGAACACCCCAATACAAACCTCTATCTGCGGTTGTAGAAGCATTTGTTCCTCTATTAAGATTTACTCTGAATGGTACTGGTACTTGAACTACATTTGAAGCAGCGGCTGGAAGAGCTGTTCCAAAATAAGTTGTATCAGAGAAAGTTTGTAGTGGAGATGAACCAGATGTTACTAAATGTGGTAAACCACGGAAACCAACTGGAAGAGCTGATTCTACCATTTCTCCAGAAGCTACTTCATCGGCTACTAAAACACGAATATATTTTGATAGATTTATGAAGTCACCTGAAGTAACAAGTTTTTGTTGCTGTATATCGAAATTATAGTATGTATTATAATCACCAATTACTTTGGCAATATAATTTGGAGATGAAGGATTTAAAGATAATCCTCTAAATGATTCAATAACTACTTTATTTTTATCATTGTCATTAAAATCACGTACAAGAATATCAAATGTTCCATATTGATCTACATCTGTAGCATTTTTTGGAATAATATTTTCAATTGAAATTTTGAATAGATTATTTGATGAAGCACCATCATGAAGAGAAAATACTCTAAATAGATTTTTAGCAGAACCACCAAATCTTTGTGAAACAAACCATGGTGTTTTAGCAGTTCTAAATCTGTCTTCAAAATTTTCATAATTTGGAACAGTAGTTGTTCCTAAGTTTCTTGTTTGAGAGCCTGTAAAGATGAAAGCAATGTTTTGTAAGCTTGGGATTGCTGAACCTGTTATAGCACCATTAAATCCAGAACCAGTTGGAACAGCAAGACTTGGATGAATTTGGTATTCTGAATATAGTACATAGCCTGCTTTTTCAAGCTTATATGGATCTATGTTGAATAAATTGCCAAAATAATTTGGAGCTTCGACATCAAATGAAGCTGTTATTGCGAATGGATAGGTGGCATCTGTTCCTTTGTGTCCATTTAACAACATGACGAATTCTTGTCTTGAGGAAGCTAAATTCAAAGAACCTGTAAAGGATCCTTTTTTGGTAGCTTCTGTTCCAATTGTTGCATTAGTAATAGCGTTATCAGAACCGGCAATAGAAGAAGAGAGTGACAATAAAACACCACTAGCAGCTAATAAAACACCTCTTACTACTGGAACACCACGAGCTGGTAAACCTGCATCAGTAAAGACACTTGAATTTAAACTTTGGCTCATGAAACAACCAAGGAAATATGTTCTTCCTAAATTGCCTGCAAGATTTGCATAAGGATTACTTCCTAACGCACCACCAAGTGAAACTTGTTGTGGTTGTTCAGAACCAACAACATAACCAGCATTTATTACTTTACCAGCATTTGGACTGGATGTAGTTCTTGCGTTTCCATCACCAACACCAAGAACACGAACATATGTTGCAGATTGTTGATTTCTCAACCATTCTGAAACAGCCAATGGACCATTATAGAAATTATCATTTGGCTGTCCGAATGTTACGAAAAAATCTTGTGTTGTTGCTACCGTTACAGGAACAAAAGCCGGACCTCTTTCAGAAGTACCTACGACACCGGCTGGAATGCCATTTGGTTGGATTGCTGTAGGACCAGTTAGATTTATTGTTCTTGCTGAAACACCGGGACTTTTAAAGCTGATTTGCGCCATTTTTTATGAACTCCAATTTCTTTTATTAACTATTAGCATCACACGAATTGGACCCCTGCACGGGTAATCACAAAGTCGATTGCGATGAATTCTACTGCCTTAACTGGGACGAGAAGAATTTTTGCATTCATTTTGTTGTTTTCTACATCAAGGTTAGTATTATTTGTCTCATCACAAATAACTTTGAATTGCTGTAATCCTTGTCTGCTTTGAACATTCGTTAAGATTGGGGTAACATTCTTAACAAATTGTTGTCTTAATGCAGGAGTAATTTGTTCGAATATTAATCTATTGCCGACATCAACTACTTGACGTTGAACATCAAGAACCATTCTTTGAACGTTGATACTATCTAGAGAAGTTCTTTGATTATCAAGAGTTTTTTGTGCAAAGATTACATAATTTTCTCTTGGGAATTTAACAATTGGATTAATTCTTGCAGCATATACTCTTTCTCGATCAGATTGATTCAATCTTGTTCTTGTTAGAGAAACGAAATCAAGAGCAGCTCGATTAAAGCCAGCAGGAGCATACCATGGATATGCGACCTTATCATTGTAACCAAGAGCCGCCATGGCTGCTATAGAAGCTGGTACAGTTACTTTTCTTTGACTATTGTTATCTGTAATAACGATATCTGGGAAATATGCTGCGGCTAATGTGTTGTCTATATTTCTTGATTCGAATTGTGCAGATGTTTGTTCGATACTGATTATTGTTCCAGTGTTAACTGTTTCACCATCCCATATTCTCTCAACATTTTGATTGTAATTTGGGATATCTATTGTGTAGATTGACATGCCATAGTTTGAATTAGCTGCTAAAGCATAATCTGAAACTAATGGATCTCTTTGCCCAGGAATTGCAAGAATATTTGTATTGACAAGCATTGGATTTGTAATGATATCAATTGCTGTTCTATAAGAATTTACAGTACTATTTTGTATTCCAGTTCCGTTTTGGTTGAAACTAAATCCTGGAGATACGAAATTACCAGCACAGTTACCATATATTGAACCACGAGATTCTGCTGATGTAGAACGATCATTGAAAGATACTGCATTCCTATCAAGAATGTTGATACCATCATAACCGCCATACAATATAGTCGTAAATTGTGCATAGTTTGAGAAGTTATTGAAAATACTTCCTGAAGCACGATTTAATAATGTTGCAAATGTTATTCTTGGATTGCCGCTAACATCATCTGTTATTGTATAATTTGTTACATCTGGAGAGCCGTTTCTTATGTAAGCGGCATCTTTCATGTAATTGTCAACTGTATTTGTTAAATTGGTATAACTTGAAGCATTTAATGCAACTCTTGCAAGAGTAAACTTGTTGCTATTGAATGCATCAGTATTAGAACCAGTAACTAAAGCATCCAATTCTCTTACACCAAAGAATTTAGTTAATGAAGATACTAATGAATTTTGTCTTAATTCTACGTTTGTATTGAAAATTTCCGTGTTTCTTTCAAACTTAACACCCCAGCACAAACGAGAATCAGCAATTTCTGTTAATCCTGATTCCCCTGTGAAAGATGGAGAAGTATCAACAGAACCACGGGTTAATTTGAATCTAAATGGAAGTGGAGGAACAATTGCTGCCAAAATTCTAGCATCAGCAGTAGAAGAAGCTGTTGCTGCAAATCTTATATTGCCAGCAGCTCCAACAGAATCAGACAACAGAGAATTAGTCTTTAGGAATTCTGGTCCACGGAAACCAAATGGCAATGCACTATTTGGGACATTACCTCTTTCAACTTCAGAATTTACTACAACTCTAATGTAATTTGATTTATTTGGGTAATTTCCTTCAACTACAACTCTTCTATCACCTAAATCTACAGCATCAAAATTAAATCTTACTGATGTGTCTCCTATTACTCTTGCAATATAGTTATCTGATTTTGGATCTAGACTTACATTGTTAAATTGTTCAAGTACTTCTTGTTGATAATCGTTATCAGCAAAATTTCTTACAAGTACAGTAAATGTTCCGAATCTATTTTGTGGATTTGTAGAGGCATTTAAAGAGACAATAGAAATCTTAAATTTACTATTTGCATAAGCGCCATCGTCAAGAGATTCAATTCTAAACAAATCATATTCAACATTACCAAATGGTTGTGAAATAAATGATGTTGTTTTTGGATTCTTGTATCTTGTATCAAATCTGCCGAACATGTCACGGAATTTCAAAGATGTAATACCGGAGTTAACAGAAGTATTTTGTGAACCGGAAGCGATACAAATATCATTGCTTCCAGTGCCTACGTTAGCGACTTCTGAATCTACGGCGAAATCAGCATACAAATAATGTCTTTGTTCTCCAAATTTTTCTGGATCTGTGTTTAGCAATTTGCCAAAATAATCTTCTTGACTTGGATCTAAACTGGCAGTGAAAATTCTAACGCCCAAATTCCCATCGCCATTTCCGAATGTAGCACCTTGAGATGTAGAAACAGCGATTCTAATCTTTCTAAGAGTTGCATCTGGAGTGGCATAATCATCAGAATTGGCTGACCAAGCTTCTCCAAGATTCATTATTTGGATTCTTGTATCATTAGCTGTGAAAATTGCACCACGTACAAGATATACGCTGTCATTACCAGAACCATTAGTCATTGTATAACTTTGATTATCTGTAAACATTGGAAATCCAATGGCTTCAGATCCAGTTACATCATGTCTTGCAAGTAAGAATTGAACATAGCCTTGTTCTAATCCAATAGCATTTTTAGAACCTGTGATTTTAAAACCAGCATTAACAACTAATCCTGTTGTTCTAGTGTTTTCAATATCTGTAGAGGTTTGATTAGAACCAGCACCCAAAACTCTTACGAAGGTTAGTGCATTTCTATTTGCCAAGAATTTTTCTACTGCATATGGCGCAGCATATTTTGAATTCAGATCTCCATATTTAGAAATGAAATCATTAAAAGAACCAACAGTGTATGGAACGAATGCTGGTCCTTTTTCAGAAGCGCCGACAATACCGGCAGGTACTCCAACAGGACCGCTTGATACTGCGGTCAAATCTATTTCTCTGTCAAAGAAGCCTGGGAATTTAAAAAGTTGTTCTGCCATTTTATCCTCTTATTTTGAGCCTTACTATTTTTGAATGCTTCAGATTCTAAATAGTTTTTATAAATTGGGTTATCTACTATAAAAAGAAAATAATTGTATTTCATTTCAAAGAAAGCAGAAATTCCTCAATAGTTTGAATATCTGAGGCTGCAAAAACTGTTTCTCCGCTCTTTTGATTGGATTCTAAGATGCTTACATACTTAAAATTCTTTTTTCCAGTCATAGGATCAATAACATTTTTTTTGTAATATAATCTTTGAGTTGTAGTAGGGGTTTGAGCTTTGGCGGGATCTGCTTCAATATCTGTTAATGAAAATTTGTTTTCTGCTTTGTTTTGTATAGCATCAATTGCTTTTTTAGGTTGTAATTCAGAACCAAGAATGTTAGTTTCAAATGATATGTTAGGAGCAGAAATCCATCTTCTAATTGGAACCAGATCAGATGGTCCTTGACCAGCTAATAAATAACCTTTTACATCAACTGTAAAATTATATCTTATTAATCTTTCTTGATCTGTAAAATCATCAAAATTATCACCTTTAGTGAAATCATCATTTGCATTTGCCATAAACCAATAACCTTTATCAGTTACAAGTTTCCAATTTCTTCCTTGTGGCAAATATGATGTCATTAATGTTTCTATCATATAATTCATATGTTGAGTATATTTGGTCCAAAATATTATTTCATATGTAGCTTTGAAAAATTGTGGCTGTGGAATGCTAATAATTTCAAATAAATTATTGTTATTGTGAGCCTGTAATAAACCACCTTGCAATGTTTCTAAAGTGTTCTTATAATCACCTTGTGGTCTATTACTTGATGGAAAATTAGGATCTAAATTTTTCAAACCTAATTTATTAATCAAAGATTGATAATCTCTATCTTGTGGATCAAATCTCCTCTTGATAAAAATATTACCAGTTGTTTGATTCATACCACGACTATTTTGTTCTGCATAAGAATGAATTATGTTTGCTCTACGAATAGAAATCGCTGGCAATACTAATTCTTTAGAACGTTTATCACGAGGTGGCTTAAGACTTTTTGCTAAAGCAAATCGTTCACCTGTAGCTAAAATTACATATGGTTTATTTAATTCTATTTTACCCGCAGATGCTCTTATTACCTTTTTTGTAAAAGGAATAGTTTTATCAAATAAATCAAATATTGCAAAATCACAATCTTCTATTCCACATGGAGGAATATTAAATTCCGATGGAGCTTCTTCATAGCCAGAATCTAAATGATCTTTTGGGTTTCTAGGATCTTGAGGTATGTTTTGGCGAACTATATTATCTGACATATGATTAATTAGTTTTTATTTTATATTAATCGTCTTCATAAAATTTAGTGCTGCTATTTGTTTGATCAATGTCAACTTTCCTTGGTCCTTCTCCAAGAGCAATTGGTGCCATGTCCTCGGACAATCTTTCCCTAATTTGTCTTGTATCCCCTGTAAGTCCATCAATAGTGTTGCTATCTAAACCACGTTGTTGTTCAAATGCTTTTTGCGTGTTAGCTTCAGTAAAGTTCTTATTATTTTCATGAATTTGTTTCTTATAAAAATTTGCATCAAATTCAGATTTTCTTGCTAATCTACCAGATATCTTATAACCAAGTTCATGATCTGCTTGTCCATATATATTATTAACTTGTATAACTGCCATAATCTCAAAAGGCAAATCTCCATATATAAAATAATCGCCTTCTGAAAGAGTAAAGCCTTTGTCAAGTAAATCTCTTATTTGTACATTCAATTCTAGTTTTTGCTGTTGTTCAAACCCAAATTGATTTGTTTTAACTTCCCAACTTGGTTGACCAGCTAAAACTTCTAATTTAATCGGATTCTCAAAAATTTTATCTACAGCTTCTTCATAAATTGGATGTATTTGTGTTTTTAATGTAGAAATAGGATAATAAAAAATATATTGCCCGATAATATCTTTTATGACTTCTTTCGTAATGTCATTGATAAAGGCTATTTCTCGACTTGTTATAAATAATTTTGACATATAGATAAGTATTTAGAATATTCAGAGGGAACGTTTTATCTACTCTCCTATAAATAAATTAAATCGTGGAGGCATTGGTAGATGTTGTAATAGTTTCATTTGATTTTCAGCTCTTAGGGCACTCATCTCATCAAGTTTTTCATAAGAAAGACTTTCTAGTTTAGAAACAAGTCCACCTTCACCATATAGAAGTTCTTTTTTATCTTCACGTCCTTCAGAAAGCATAGTATCGCCATCAAGAGTTAATTCAGCTCCAGGAATAGGAATTGTTTTCATTTTACCTCTTACGTGACCAAGTATTTCTTTACTTAATGCAAGAGTCATTTGAAAGATCCAATTTCTTGCCCAAGGATTTATAGAAGAATATTGTATAAACCCCATTGGAATATTTGCTGGATTGGATGCTCCAAACAATACTGTATTTGACAAAGCAAAGTTTTGTCCACCACCGCCTGCTCCACCGCCTGCAAGGCTACCAGAAGGTTGTGAACCTGAGAAGTATGTACCGATTATTCCTGGTACCGCAGATTGTGGAAAAGAAACTCTTATCCATAATCTATCATTGAAAAATGGGATTAAATTACTTGGTGTAGGAAGTATTCTAATATTTCTACCAGTAACTCTATAGGAATAATGAGAACGTCTAACACGAGAGGCAGCATCTAACATCCCCGCTCTCAATACGTCTTCAAACAATGGAAGAACATAGAAGCGTGTATCTGGGATATAACTTTCCACAGGAAGACCTGAAGCAATGAAATTAGATGCAAGATTGCTGTTAAATACATATTGTGTAGGAGCAGAATGGAATATTTCTAGAATTTTCATTCTTCCTTGATATCCGTTACTTCCAGATAACATGTATTGTGACAAAGGCACTCCATTATTATCAACAAGTTCTGTATATAAATTATAATCTTGTCTTCCTTCGTAAAGTTTTATTGATCCTGTGTAAGAATCAAGAGTCTGACCATAGCCTACTTCTGAAGCATATGGTTCGGCTTGCCTCACAAGATATTCAAGATTTGGTTGTATATAATTGTTAACAAGATTAATGTCATTTTGATATTTTCCAGTTACTGGATCAATACTTGCAGTAGGAATACCAAGAAGATTTGTAAGATTTGAACGAGCTTGATACATGATGATTTGTGAATTAAACATTAATGCTGCTTCTTCAAAACAAGCCCATATCATCTTTTTTGTCAATTCAACGCTTAATACATCTTCGCCAAGCTTTCTTAAAACGAATGTAATAATTTTATCTGCATCAGTTTGGAATGCGACATCTGAATTGAAAAACCCAAATGGACAAGGGTTTAATGTTGTATTAAATGTTGACATTCTTTAATCTCCAACCTTTGTGACTTTTGGCAATCCCTTTGATGACTTTCAGCATATTACCACGATCTAGTTGATGAACTCTACAGAATTCACGTAAATTATATCCAATTAAAACTTCTTCATTGTTTGGATTTATAAGATATATATCGTAATATTTTTTTAATTTTTCTTTTAATATATTAGTCAAATTTTTTGTATATTCCGGATTTTCTCTTTGTTTTTTTGCAATTTTTGAATGCATTAATCTGCCTTGTTCACTTCTATGATAATCAGCTATTTTTTCTTTATTAAAACCATTTCTCATATGTTGTTTAATTGCTTTAATGCTTAAACGTTTTCTGCCTTCTTCTGAATGTTTTGGAACAGATGCAGACGAAGATAAATTCAAACAATTGTTATTATTGTAATGATTATCAATGAGTGTTTGTTCTTTTTTTAGAGCTTCTTCTCTTGTATTTGTATATGAAAACCATATCTCCATATTTTTATTATATTTTTTATATACGTTAATAAAATATTTATTATTATGTCTATTTTTTTTTATATCACAAATATGCTGATTTATCCTATGAGAACATTTATTACTTGAACCAATGTAATGATAACCTTTTTCTGGGAAGAATATTATGTAAACTCCTGGTATGTTCTTTTTGTCTTGTACATAAACAAATGGTGTTGGCTTTAATACTGTGTTAAAGGTATACATATAACTAATTAGTATGAGATTATGAGCAAACAACTATTAAAAACTTATATCCGTCAAATCATTAAAGAAACATTAGAAGCTGAAAAAAAGCTTCGTGTGTTTGACCTCGATGATACTCTTGTAAAAACTAATAGCAAAGTACACATTACAAAAGCTTCTGGAGAAGAATTATATCTCACTCCAGCAAAATATGCAGTTTATGAAAAAGAACCTGGAGATGTCTTTGATTATAGTGACTTCCAAGGTTTAGTAGATCCAAAAGCTATTGGATGGACAACGAAAATTCTTAAACGTGTAATTAATAAACACGGAACAGATGCTGCGGTTATTCTTACCGCACGGGGAAGCGAAGAACCTGCTCGGGAATTCTTTCGTCTATATGATATTCCAGAAATTCCTATAGTCGCTCTTGGAAATAGCGATCCAGAAATGAAAGCTCAATGGATCAAATATGTTGCTAAAAAGTTTGGATATAAAGAAATTGAATTCTTTGATGATAGTCCAAAAAATATAGCCGCCGTTCAAAGACTAAAAGTTCCAGGCGTTAAAATTATTGCTCGTCTTATCCTTCATTGAATATGAATTTTTTTCCAAAATTTATTCCATAATCTTCACACCAACCACCACGTAATTCAATAACATATTGGCACGGATTGGTTATACATATAGATGTTTCATCATTCGCTTTTAAACGAATTATTTCCATAACCCTTAAATCTTTATCTAATGCTACAAGATCAAGATCATATGGAACATTTTTCATCCAAAAACTTAATTGTCTTTCTTCAGGATATAAAAAAAATAAACCAAAACCATCGTGTGGTTCTGGCTTATTCATGAAACCTTCGCTTTGTTCTTCTGGTGTCGTTAGTATATGAAAATATATTTCAACACCATCTAGTGTTCCAGTTCTTTGTCCGTTAAATCGTCTCCAATTAGAGAAAATCTCTTTCATCGTCTTCATAATCAATAAATAGTTGCTTGTTAATATCAAAAGGTTCAATATAACTATCTGATACAAAAATGAACTTGTTTTCGATTAGTACGAGGAAGGAGATTCCTTCATTTAGTTTTTTCACAATAATTCCAACAGAATTAATAGGAAGTAATCCTGCGGACAAATCATAATCATAATCTGATGTTGGATTATTAACAAAATAAACCCGAACATCGATTATCCAAAAATCATTAGTTTTTACTGGAGACTTTAGGGTAACAAGATCACCAATGTTCATGTCTATAAAATATCATAAAAAGATATTTTTTGAACCTAATATTTTAAAATTCAAGGATTTATGTCGCAAGGATCACGAATAATGTCCCTTAATGCTTCTGCCATTGCAATTGGATCACTCGTTAACTCAAACTCTATTCCACATTCATTATATGTTCTTGCAACTACAGGATCTACAACATATGCAAATACCTCCCCATGAGTTAATGCAGAACACATATCAGTTTCCGTTATTCTTGGCTCTCTATAACTTTGCCCAGCTTCATCAGTAAACAATATAATAATCCTTACTGCATTCTCTCTCCATCCAATACGTAACTCATCATCCATCCCTAACATATATACCGCATCATATGAAGGTTCACTTCCTCCTCCAATACCAAGAAAGCTTGAATTCAATATTGGATTAAATATAGAAAAAGGAACAAGACGAGTAACTACACTAACTTGTCCGTCTATGGAACCCGGCACCAATACAAGTCCAAATCGGAATGATGTATCTCCACTAAACGTGCTTGTAAAGGCGTCTGTAGCCCTTTTAACGGCTGCTATTCTTAATGCCATGCTACCAGACGTATCTATCGCATAAACAACGTCAAAGCCCTCCGAGGGAAATGGAACGCAACCCGTAGAACTTAACACGCCGTCAACACAACCATCACAATCATTATCTATGTCGTCACAAGCGTATGTCCCACTCTCTATACGAGGAGGAATAGAACCTATGCATTCATCCCAATAGCCTTCATAACATACTTGAACACCACGCTCACATGGAGGATTTAATACTTCTGTCGCACCTAAATCTCTATCGTAACACCAACGAGATACTGGACCACGACTATCTCCATCAATGGTTCCATCACAATCATTATCAAGATTATCACAAACTTCTGGAACACATTCTATACGAGTGCAATGTCCTATAATGCATCCATATCCAGAACTCGGATATCCGCATTGATCATCAAACTCACATACCGCACCAGTAACATCGGTTGGTCTACAAACTCCAAAACGACACTCTTCCGTGTTATAATCACACGCAGGACTATTACCACAATTACATTCGTTTAAATTACAACGATCAGTTATCGTAAATGGACAAACGTGGTCGCACCCTCCGCAGTTATTGAAATCGTTATCAATTCCTCCGCCGTCTTCAACACATATGGCACCAGTGTCTACAAACCTTGTTCCGGCATCTAATATATCAGTTGTTCTATCGGTACAACCAATTAATAAAACCGCTAAAAATAATAAAACCTGTCTCATATGCATAATAATGAGACAGTTTTTAATTAATTTATAATCAGTTATATTACTTTTTTTAATTTATCAAGCAAACGCACCAAAGCGATTACTTATTCGGCGCAAAGAACTGCCAGAAGTAAGATATTGCGTTTTTAATGATTGCAGAGCAGTTATTTGTTGTTCGGCTGATTGACCTGTTAAATTAATCATGCTCTGTTGAACTTCTCTTACTTTAGCTAATACGTTTGTAAGAGTTTGGATAATATTTGGCTCATAAGTTTGACGATCACTAGCCATTCGACGCAACTCGGCTACAATTTGCTGTTGCATACGATTGATACGTTCTACAACTCTACTCTGGAGAGCACGATTACCACTACGAATTGTTCCGGTTAGGCTTGGTCTACTTTGATTAGGATTATCGATTAGAGCACCTACGTTAGTCATAAGTTGTACTAAATTTTGAAATTGACTGGCAATATTAGTTTCAACTTCAAATGACATATCATATGGTGCCGCAGGTTGGACGGCGACGGATGGATTTGCAACTACATCTTCCATTAATGCTTTCTTTACTTCTTCCTTTATAATATTTTTGAGATTATTAACTGATATTTTTTTCATATTGTTCCTTTATTGTATTTAATAATATATATGCTCCGAAACAAAAAAAGAGTATAAATTTCTTTACACTCCTAATTATTACTCTTAATTTTGTTTTTACTTCTTCGTGCGATTCTGCGCTCTCGTAATATGACGATACATATCCGTTACAGTCCAATTTGCCGTATTAATATACCTACGACGACTATGATAATAAGGAAAAGAACGATCAATATTGCCCTTTGACATCAAGGACAAAGCTTCTTCAATGTTTTCCTTCAAA